TATGGACAGTTTAGGCACCAGCTTAACAGCGGTGTCCGTGCCCTTAAAAGCGTCCATAAACTGCTCTAACGCACTTTTTTGAGTGGCGAACGTCATTGCTTTAGCATCATGGGGCATATTTATCGTCGCATACGCGTACGGCTTGTCATTTTTTAGGTAGTCAATGTAGTGCTTAGCTTGTTGGCCATTATTCATGTAAAAATCTATAAATTTAACGCCGAAAGGTGTTTCTTGGTAAAACCATATAGCCGTGTTGTCTCCTCGGCCTATATCCATACCCACATGCACAGGTAAATCGCTCTGATACTGCACCTCGTTGCTTATCCGCCCCTCTGCCTCGGCAGCGTTCATTAATGTACTGTAATATGTCCCTATCAACTCCGCCGAGAAGTCGTTTAGCATTTCCTGTTTCCATTTAGCCTCACTCTGATTGGATTTTAGGCGCTCTTGCTCCTCTTGCGGGATAACTCCTGAATCAGTAACCTTAATATCCGCATGGTACCAGCTATCGTCCTCGCGTGACTTCTCGTAATACTCGTAAAACTGGTTTAAACGCCCATACGCCGTCCCGATAATAACCAGCCAGCCCTTACGATCAAGTAGACACGGCATTATTACCGCCTCTAACAAGTCAGGGCGGCACTGTGCAAACTCGTCTAACACGCACCCGTCCAAATATAACCCCCGCAGGGCGTTAACATTGTCCGAACCGCTTAGCCATATCTTAGCGCCGTTAGGTAGAGTAACCGATAGCTCCGACACTTTAACGTCAGTAGCTAACCCTTGGGTCATATCTACTAGATATTGCCACGCAACCGCCTTGGCTTGGCTCCTGAACGGCGCCACATACGCATATTGGGCGTTTTTCTTCTTAGTTCGCACCGCCCGCATGATTAATTCACCCACACACGCCACGGTTTTACCGAAACGGCGGTGACAGATCAAAAACGCATTGCGTTGAGCGCGTTGGTGGAACGCCACCATCATAGGGCGGGGGGTGTACGGCAGCTCCCACGTAGGCTCAGACGTTAGATTCACTGGTCTAACACCGTAGGGGTAAGGTTTTCATTGGCGTACACCACCGTAGGCATGGTTATTACAGCCGCCCCTTGCGGGTTTTTCTCTTTAAACTCGCGGTTATCTATATCCTCTAAGGTTTTTATCGCCTGTAAGGACACTTTAGGGTCGGTCTGCTCGTTATCAACCGCTATGCGCCACGCCATGTTACGCCGTTGGGCGGTGTTAGCGCCTTGTAGCAGGTTTAAATGGTACTGTAGCAGCTTTAACAACCTAGCGCCGTTCTGACTTTGCACTACTTTGGAGACTGTGCTGGGGCTACAGCCGACTTTTAACGCCGATTCAGTGTAATTGAGGCCGTTGAACACGCATTTTACCATCTGTACCTGTTTTGGCCGTAAAAGTGCGGTTTGTGACATTATTTGACGCTGAACATGGTCAACCGAGCGCATGTATATATCGTTTGACGGGTGGTTTTTATCTAAAAACTCTTGTAGCGGTAGTACGTCCTCGTCCTCGTCGGGAAAAGGTAGGTGTGGCGTAGTTGTAGCCGCTGGGGTAGACCGTCGTTTTCGTATTCGCATCCAAGGAGTGTATAAAGTGTTATATAAATTGTCAAACCCCTGTCCATCTATAGATTATTTATACAAAAGTAAAAAATCCAGATTATTTGTGAATGGGGGCAGACACATCACTAAGCCCGCGTTTCAAAACCGATAGGGGGGTGCCCGTTTGAACGGTTGACCAGTTGAACGATGTAGCGTTTAAACGTGACAGCACTACCCCCATGTGAGCGCACCGTCACAATGTCACAACGTCACAAGATCACGGTGTCGTATGCACCGTTTGAACGCTGTAGCGTTTGAACAGTGCGCCTATACCTATACCCCCTATTCTATGTAAAAAGTATATTTTTTATCAGTATAAGGGCGTTTTCTGGTGTTTTTGGAGGTGAAAACGGGGAGCGAAAAAAGGGCGTAAAAATGCCCGATTTTTAGCAAGTGTCACAAGTGTAACTAGTTTTCACTTAGCCAGCTAAAAACATACGTACACTACATGTAGTTTAGCGATTTTTGAGGTATTTTCAGATATTCAATATAGAGATTTAGTTACGTTTAGTTACACCAAACCCCCAAACCCGCCCCTACTATAGCGCTCAAGCCGTCACAACCTCTGTCACAAACCCCCAAAATGTAACTAATTTTTGGCTATTTTTGGCTGATAATCAACTATAGATTTTCTACACGTCGCGTTTAAACGCATACAGTACATTTTTTGATCAGGTCATTTCCGGCCACTGTCACAAATTACGCACTTGTGACACAATCTAGTTACGCCCTAGTTACACCCCCAAAAACAACCCCAAAAACCGCCCTATAAAAAATAGTAAATAAATACTGTTTAAATGTAGACACACAGTAAAAAAGCGTTTAAGGTAGTCACCTGAAACTATATGTAGTGTTAACAACAGCAAAAAAGAGGTGTTAAAACATGACAAACGTACTGAGCAACAACCGCGAACAATGGCTGAATTCAGCGGCAGCGCTATTAATGAGTGAGAAAGTATTGCCCGCGACTAACCTACCACTGCCGCTTTATCGCATTAGCATTGACAGCCCCAACACACGGACTCGCAAATCGACAGTGCTAGGCACCTGTTGGCGCCGTGAAGCCAGCGACGACAATCACAACGAAATATTTATTACAGCGTCTTTTGATTGTTCGGACAGTGTACGGATACTGGACGTTCTATTACACGAATTAATCCACGCAGTAGACAACTGTGAGAACGGCCACAACCAGACTTTCGCTAAATACTGCCGCGCCGTAGGTCTGAGGGGCGGCGCAACAGCGCGTAGCAATCAATCGTTTACAGCTACAGTAGCAACAGATGAATTGCGCGAATACCTAGCGGGGATTGTTGACGAAATCGGCGAAATCCCCCACGGAAAACTGAACGCCTCACTAGCGCCTAAACCGAAACAAAAATCACGTAACGTAAAAGTAGAGTGCGATTCGTGTGATTTTAAATTCAGAACTAGCCAGAAGTGCATAGATTCGATGACCTCGTTTAACTGCCTATCATGCGGTAGCGGCCAATTATCAACAAACGACTAACCAACCAACAAACGCCGCCACGGGCGGCAACCAACTAAACCAAAAAGAGATATTAACCATGAAAACCAAAGAGGAAATAAAAAAGGAAATCGCAAAATTGCAACAAGAATTGGACAATTACGACACCTATAAACGCCCGTTTATTCCATCCGAGGGAGATACTTTTTACTGGGTGAATGCCACTGGCGGGATAATACAGGAAGTTTATGAAAATTCAGAATTCCAAGCCGGGTTAATACAAAACAGGCCAGTATTCCGCACCCGTGAAGCCGCAGAACCTCACGCCAAAGTTAATCAAGCAACACTAGCAGTTGAGCGAAGAATCGCGGAGCTAAACGATGGCTGGTGGCCTGATTTTGGAGACTCTAATCAAGAAAAATGGGCAATAGGATGGAATAGTTATTCATACGCTTTGGTCTGGTCTACCCACACATGGCAGGAAAATCTACCCCAACGCTATTTAAAATCAGAAAAACTAAACAAGCAGCTAATCGAAGAAATGCCCGAAGAATTAAAACTAATGATAACAGGTGAACGATTATGAATGGTCATAAAAAATTACTAAAAAAATCGTATGATTATATAGTTGACGCAATAGAGCAATTTTTAGTTATTTCCTTTTTTTGGGTTGTTCTTATGTGCTTGTTTGGAGGTTTTAGCGATACAAGTAAATACACTAACAAACAGTTTGTTAGCTTGCCTTTTTTGTTGAACGCTACGAGGAATTAACAAAACAATGAACTGCGAGAAAAAACAGTGCGATGGAAAAATGCGAGTGCTGGAAACTCGAACATTAAACACGGAAAACCTGACACGGCTAGAGATAATGACGGCACCAGTGCCCTATTCAATAGTAACTGAGGGTAATGCTATATACCGCCGTCGGTGCTGTAAGAAATGCGGCCATACAAACT